ACTAAAAAGGATAATACCTACAAGCTCAGTATGGCTGTTGCGGGTATTTCTAAAAAAGATATTTCTATTATCAAAGAAAAGAATATCTTAACAGTCTATGGAACTATGGATAACAAAGAAAAAGAAGATACTATATACCAGGGAATAGCTGCTCGTAACTTTAAAAAAAGTTTCAATATCGCAGAAGATATTGAGATTAAAGATGCTGAGTTAAAGGATGGAATGTTGACTATCGAAATGGAATGCATTGTTCCTGATGAAGATAAACCTGTTACTATAAAGATAAAGTAATTTAAGATTTTCTAGCGTTTAAGTCAGATTCAATTCTATCGTGTACTTCATCTAATTCTCTAGATGCACTTCGCATTGTAGATTGAAGAAGATTAAAGTCTTCGCTAGTTAAATGTTGTTTTAATTTTGTAATATCAACTGATGTTCTTTCAGTAATTAGTTGCCCTTGCTTATTAAATAAAACTTCATAGCCTAGAAGTTTAGCTTCTTTTCTTTTCTTTCTGGCCATTAAATAATCTCACAAGTACCTGCACTACAGGCAAGCTCTTTAGTATTCTCAGTATTATCTTTAGTTTCATACTCAGTAATAGCTGACCAGTCAACTTTGTCTGTAGTTTTCTTTAGCCATTTTCTATATTCGTTATAGGTTATTTCTTGATAAGGTGCTTGTTTATAAGAATGATCTGAATATGGAAGAAAAGAAATGCCTGATATATCATCAAAGTTTTTATATACCCATGCACCTACTTCTAACCATTCAGATTCTTTAACAGAGATTGTTACAGAAGGTTTATGTTCGCACCATTTATCTTGATAATCTTTCCATATTTCTAAGTGTTCAATAGCTGTTAAGTTATTTCTAGTCTTAGCACCTTTAGGACTTTTAATAGGAAAGTAAAATACATAGGTATGTTCAGGTTTAGTTATATCATCTTCATGGTATACTCCTGCATCAACCATCATCCTAGCTAAAGGATCTTTCTTATCAGCTCTGATGGTACGAAGATAGTATGGGCTATGTCTAGTGTGAATACCAGAAGCACTGTCGACCAGTTGGCTAACTGTTCCACTAGGCTTGACGCAAGTAATTGCAGCCGATTGGGGGATGCCTAGTTTCTTAGCCCATACTTTATTGATAGATATAGCCACATTCTTTAATGCTTCTAAATCTATCTTGCCATTTATCATATCAATATTATCCATTATACCTGTAAGTGATACACCAAGTAGTGCTTCTTCTTGAGTATTGTTTTTCCATTTACTTGTCAGGTATCTAAAATTAGTTAAGGTTGCCTGGAACGTACCCAATATAGTAGCTGCTTCTACTTTCTTTCGTAGATTTTCCATAGTATCGTCAGGTCTAACAACAACTTCAGTAAGATTACAGAACTGCTTATTTCGTAGTATAATCTCACTACAAGGATTAGTACCGAAGTCTGTATACTCTTCGCGCCTTCCGTTCTTAGCAGATTGTTTCTCTGCTGCCTGTCGATTAAAGATACCACGCTCACCACTACGACTCTCGTATAGGGATAACCATTCTCTCATGAACGCACCTATCTCTGAAGAATCTGTATAGGCTACAGAGTTATTAGATAATGCTCTCTGCTGGTTATCTTCCCACCAAGCACCTGACTTAGCATTGCGCATACGCTCGTCTGAGAGGTTGCTGAGAGAGATTAAAGCACTTCTCCGTACTCCTCCTACTACCACCACTTCTGCGACCTTACACATCATATCATGACAGTCAATAGATACTAATTTATTGTGTCCTTTATTTATAGCGTCTGCAAAGATATTAATAGTAAAATCAAATAATTCTTCTAAGGGATCTGGACCACTAGCGCGACCACCAAAAGTTTTAAGCCTAGCTCCATAAGGCCTTACATTAGAGACATCCCATCTAGGTATTTGACCTGAATAAAGCAAAGAGAGAAGTTCTTTATAAGCTTTAGCCCATCCTATTTTAGAATCAGCAACCTTTATTATAGTATCTGTATGGTGTAGTTCTTCTGGAAGATCTGGTAATTGATTAATATATTGCCGTTCAACACTAAAACCTACACCCGTTCCACACATAAGAATATAAAGCGTTTCATCAAAAGCTCTAGGGCTATCAACAGCAACATAGCTACAGTTGAATCCTGCTACATTGTCCTGCTCTAAAGCTTTACCTGCTGACATCAATGCTCTCATACTTGGCATAACATCTAACGTAGATACAGCAGTTTCTAAAGTCTTTCTAATAGCAAGCCAAGTAATATCTCCTATGTTGTGTTTCTCTTTTAAATGTATTTCAAAGAAATCAAAGTATCGAGATACTGTTTCATCCCAAGTTTCTCTACGTTTTTTTTCTTCGTTCCATCTAGCATATCTACTAAGATGAATAAATTGTTGATAGTTAGTAGGTAAGCCTATATTTTTTGTTTGCATATTAAATTCCTATTTGTTCCACCCTTTTCTAATTTTACCATCTCTCATTGGTACGTATTGAGTTAATTCTTGTTGAGCTTCTTCTTCTGTAAGATTATTTAATCTTTTTGTTTCTTCTCCATATAATATTATGGCGTAATGAATTAGTTTCTTCATATCTAATAAGTAGCCTTCTTCTTTTTTCTTATAACGCATAGTATACTTCATAATATTCCCAAGACAAAAACCTTCACCATAACCTGAGTCAAATATCATATCAGTTGCTTGATACTTCTTATCTTTAGCGTAATGTTCACTATATGTATTTTTAATATAGTTAGCCATTACGTCTAATGTTTCATCTTCACCAAATTTGTACTTCATAACTATCTCCATTTTTTAGGTAAGCTATCTTCACTATACCATTTAAAATTATTTGTTTCCGCCCATTCTGCATGAGTTCTTTTAGTTCCATCTTTTCTTTTCTTAGCCTGTGGCATAGGTGCATAAGGTTTCTGAAATAAAAATATTAATTCAAATCCTTCAGGTAAAATTTCTTGTATCCATTTGTATTTACTATACTCAGCATGATCCCAGAATCTTCCCTTTGCCTCCAGGTATGTAACTTTATTATCATTTATCTTTACAAAGTCAGGATAATATTTATGTGGAATAGTATATCTTATTAGACCTTCATGGTGTTGCCAAGTACTTAAAACCCCTTGATGAAGTTTATATTCCCATTTACTATCATAGCCTTTAGGAACTCCTTTCTCCTTTGGCCTAGCCTTTCTTGGTTTTCTTTTAGGCAACTTCTTCTACTTTAGGTAATCGTTTGATTTCTGTTAAATAAGTAAGGCCTTTAGAATATTGAAAAACTCTTAATCCTTTACCGTCATTAGAATCTTTATGGCATTCAAACTTATGCGCACACCAAGTACATTCACTAGGTAGTTTCATATTACCAGATTTTCCATCAGGTACAGGTAAGTAACATCTAGGAGGAGGAGTTTTCTTTTTTAATTGTTGCTTTAATGTTTTAATCTTTTCAATAACATTAGGTTTTTCTAAGCTTTGTGGTCTGAATAAACAGAGTTCTCCAGACTCTTTATTAATAGCTAGGAATCCTCCGCCTGTAGTTTTCTCTGCTTCTTCATATCCTGATAATTGTGCAAGATAACCGAAAGAATCTTTTTCAGGAAGTGTACCATATTTGAATTTTTTAAAAGAGAAGTTTGATGCTGATTTAATATCTATAACTTCTCCATCTATCTTACAATCCATATGCCCTTTGATACCTTTAACAGTTACTTCTTTTTGTTTATCTGTTATTTTATGTTTTGCTAATTTAACTAAGAATAAAACAACTTCTTCAAGTAGATGGCCATATAAAAATTTAATCTGTGTATCTGGAGATACTTCGCTTTGTTTAGGATCTGACTTCATATCATACCATAACTGTCTTTCAGGTTTTCCTATGTTTGACATACGAAGATAAGGATTCTTTACTTCTCTAGGTGTAAGCCAATGTCTCATTGCTTCTTTCATTCCTTCTGCAAAGTTATCTAAATCATCTTCTGATATAACAACATTTTTTCCCTTACTGATTTTAGATACTTCTTTATATATATCTTCTACTATTGTATTAAGATTTTTCATATTGCTTGTATAAGGTTAGTAGCTTCTTTAGTTGAAACTTTAAACCATTCTCCTTTATGTTTTGTTGAAATCTTTTTTAATTTTTTATGTGCTATTTGTTCTGCACTTCTTCTATCTTCAAAGTATTTAGTATAGCATAGTTTATAATCTCTGAAAGGACTAGATGTTTGATATTGATTACATCTATCTTCTGCATCAACTGCCATACCAACTTTAATCCAACCATCCCAACAAGGATTAGATATAATATATACATGGCCTTCTGTAGATTTTTCATAGCCCTCCAGAGATGAAAAAGCTGCGCCTTCAAATGTCTTATATCTTCCTGGTTTGTGTAAAGGGTGTGTTTGTGGTATATATTTACTATTAACAAACATTCGATCACTATTTCTTTTAACATACTTATATAAAGTTGAATAACAGGGTATACATACTTTTATACCGTGTTTTTTTCTAGAAGGATACCAGTTATCTGTTGTTAACTTTACGTTACATTCTTTACATTTAATGTGTTTCATTAATCTTCAGCCTTAATATATAAACCGTATTCATCCTTAATATATAAACCCTCTTTAGCTATTAATTTATTTAACCATCGTTCTTCTATTTCATCAAACAGTTCATAGT